GACCTACGAGCAACACTGCCGGAATCTCGTCAGATCAGCGCAAAAACGCAGGCCAGGACGCTCGCGGCCCCGCGAACGACTGGCGCCGTTTGGGCACTTCGCAGGGGGTAAGTGAATGCCATTGGGGTGCGCACCGAGGGACGCGGACGCGTGGTCGATGAGTGGCGACTCCGTCCCGATGGTTTCGACAACCACTGGTTCGATGGCGCCGTCGGTTGCGCGGTGGCGGCGTCGATGCTGGGCGTCGGGCTGCCCAGCACGGATTCCAAGCGGAGCGATGCACCGAAGACGCGGCTGAAGCTGTCGGCTATTCGCGATGATCGCCGAGAATAGCCAGCAATGACAGACGCCCCCTATTCACATACGGTTAATCGACCGCAATCATTTCTGCGAATGCACGCCAATTTGGGGATCGACCACGCTGTTTACTGGAGTCTCTATCGCACAACAGCCTCTCCGAACGGCCTTTGGCCACGCATTCCATACCACCGACGACACCAAAAGCAGACTTCCCGTCCAATGAACCGGACTGAGATCGAGGGCAAACTTTCCGATCAAGACGACTCCAGCGGCCAGACCCGCGAGGAATGCCGGTCCATAGCCATGACGATGACGCGCCCCCCACGCCAACACGACCACCGCACCAATCAGCAGCAATGCAGTTAGAGGGAGTTGCACATTCCGTTGAGCCAGCGCTCCCAGACCGAGTGAGCCAAGCGCTGCCAAATAGGTAGGCCAACAGGCTGGGCAGGCGACCGCAGGAAGCAAAGCAGCAGCCACGCCTGGCACCGCCAACACGGCACCCCGCCACCCGCCCTGTTCGCCACGATCAGGCGCGGCGCTGGCCAATGCCTTGAGCAACATGTCTACGGGTGGCGCGACTTCGCGCCCGCCATCTGTACCACGGTAGAGTCGGCAGCATGGGGCGTCCGACGGAGGTTGGCCGGCTACATCCCTGCCGTCCACAAGCACGGTCGGGGATCCATATCGGGTGGCATAAGCAGGAGTGCTTGGTGCCGAACGCTCCCATTCCTGCCAAGACGGAGCAAGTCCAAGACTTTTGAGTACCGCCTGCAAACGCTCGCGCGCCACGGGGGCATTCGGGCAATCCTGGTCAAAGACAAGTTCGATGGATGGTGATCTGGTCATGAGGGTATCCGTTTTTTACGCGATGGTTTTGGTGATGGAGGCGGAAGCCCTCCGTTCCCGACCCGTTGTGATTTTTCGAGTGATTCAAGTATCGGACACGCCTGTGCCGGACCCCGACTAGTGCATGCGGTGACATGGCGCACCAATACCCGTCGGATGCGTTTCAGGAGCGCAATCTTCCCTTCAATATTGGCGACCTTCTGAGAAACCCGGTCGCGGACTTCCGCGCAGTTCGCCCTTGGAAGGGAACGCAGGGCGAGCAATTCCTGAATCTCAGCAAGGGTGAAACCCAATTCTTGTGCCTGCTGGATGAAGCGAACTGCAAGCGCCGTATCGTCGGCATAGATGCGATAATTTCCAGAACTGCGAAGCGGCTTCGATAAGAGGCCGCGCCGTTCGTAATACCGTACTGTCTGTACGGTCACTCCGGTTGCTGATGCTATCATGCCGATGGTTTGACTGCTCATCTCCGCCTCCGGTGCTGATTATAACCATATTCCTAAGTATAGGGTCAAGCTATTTCTCGCCGATCGAGAACAGCACATGGCTGGGAATTGAGGTAGGGACGCGGAAAACCAACCGATGAATTTGACGGCTCCCGACAGGGCACGGCCAAGATAGACCAGAACCGCGCGACAAAAAACCGGGGTCGGTGGGGAGTAATGATTAGAGGGAATCCACGGTGCCAGACCCCACTCCAACCGAGCAGGCGATCGAGCAGAACGCCCAGGGACCCAAGAAGGCCCAGGGCGATGCCGGATCGGTCGAGCAGCACAGCCTGCCCGACCAGATCGCCGCCGATCGCTATCTCGCCTCGAAGAAGGCGGTGCGGGCGCGGGGCAAGGGCATCGTCATCAGCAAGCTCGTCCCTCCGGGGGCGGCGTGAGCATCGTCGGTCGGCTCATCGAGGGCGTTCGCGCCATCGGCCGCACGCGTGCCGCCGCTCCTGGGGGGAAGCGGACGGTGGTCCGCGCCCGCTACGACGCGGCGCAGACCAACCAGGACAACCGCAGACATTGGGCACTGGCGGACGGGCTCTCGGCTGACGCTGCGGCGTCGCCGGCCGTCCGCCGGACCCTCCGTAACCGCGCCCGCTATGAGGTCGCCAACAACAGCTACGCGCGCGGCATCGTGCTCACGCTGGCCAACGACTGCGTCGGCACCGGGCCGCGCCTGCAACTCATGGGCGTCAACGGCGACGACGCCCGCTTCATCGAACGCTCCTTCGTCGAGTGGGCGCGCACCGTGGATCTGGCCGAGAAGCTGCGCTGCATGCGCGTGGCCATGGCCGAAGACGGCGAGGCTTTCGCGCTGCTGACCTCGAACGCCGCGCTTGCCACGCCGGTGCAACTCGATCTCAAGCTGATCGAGGCGGACCAGGTGGCGACGCCTGGCATCACGCCGCTGCCGAAGAACGCTGTCGACGGGATCGTCTTCGACGCCGCCGGAAATCCGATCGAGTACCACGTCCTCGCGGAGCATCCGGGCAGTCCACGCGGTTCCGTCCGGCAGGACTACGATCGCGTGCCGGTCGCGTCCATGATCCATCTCTTCCGACCCGACCGACCGGGCCAGCGCCGGGGCGTGCCGGAGATCACGCCGGCCATTCCGCTCTTCGCGCAACTGCGCCGCTACACCCTGGCGGTGATCGCAGCGGCCGAGACCGCCGCCGACTACGCCGGCATCGTCTACACCGATGCGCCTGCTGGCGGCGAGGCCGACCAGGTCGAACCGATGGACACCATCGAGTTGGAGAAGCGCGCGCTGCTCACCATGCCGGGCGGCTGGAAGATGGAGCAGATGCGGGCCGAGCAGCCCACGACGACTTACGGCGAGTTCAAACACGAGATCCTCAACGAGATCGCCCGCTGCTTGAACATGCCGTTCAACATCGCGGCGGGAAACAGCAGCGGCTACAACTACGCCTCGGGTCGGCTCGATCACCAGACCTACTACAAGGCCATCCGCGTCGACCAGGCGCGCATGGCGATCCAGGCGCTCGATCGGATCTTCGCCGCGTGGATCCGCGAGGCGATCCTCATCGAAGGATTCCTCCCGCAGCGGCTGCGCCTGATCGCCACCGACTGGTCGCACCAGTGGTTCTGGGATGGCCATGAGCACGTCGATCCCGCGAAGGAAGCCAACGCCCAGGCGACGCGGCTCGAGAACCTCACGACCACCCTGGCCGACGAGTACGCCCGCAAGGGCCAGGACTGGGAAGTGCAGTTGCGCCAGCGATCGCGCGAACTGGCACTCATGCGCGAGTTGGGCATCGAGCTGAAACCTGCCGCTGGTGGTCCCGCACAGAAGCCCGCTGCGCCGCCACCGTCTGATCCGACCGATGCCCCCAACCCCGACGCCGGAGATGAAATCGATGCCCGCGCAGCCTGAACCGAAACCCCAGGTCGTCGCCTTCGCCTGCGCTCCGGAATGGCTCGAAGCCACCGCGCCGGTGATCGGCAGCGATGGCGCTGCGCCAGCTAAGCCGGCGCTGCCGCGCTTCTCCATGGTCGCCTACACCGGCGGTCCGATGCGCCTCGCAGGCTGGCGGCATCCGGTGATCGTCGATCTCGCGGGCCTCAAGATCCCCGCCCAGAACCGGCCCATCCGTCTCGGCCATGACGCCAGCCACGGCGTCGGCCACACCGACCGCATCGCGGTCGAGGGTGGCAAGCTGATCGCCTCGGGTCTGGTCAGCCGCGATACCGCCGCCGCCCGCGAGGTTGTCGTCTCGTCCAAGAACGGCTTCCCGTGGCAGGCGTCGATCGGCGCTGCCGTCGAGGAGCACGAGTTCGTCCGCGAGGGTCAGACCGTGCAGGTGAACGGCCAAGCCTTCGCCGGGCCGGTCAACGTCGTGCGCCGCTCGACCCTGGGCGAGATCAGCTTCGTCGATCTCGGCGCGGACGGGAACACCTCTGCCTCGGTGCTCGGCATCCATCAATCCATTCCTCTCTCCGGAGATACCGCTGTGACCACTCCCGCTGCCGCCACTGCCACCCCCGCCGCGAGCGCGACCGAGGTCACGCCGAAGCCCACCGCGCAGCCTGCGGTCGTCCAGGCTGCCGCGTCCGATAACGCCGGTCCCACCGTGACCGAACTGCGTGCCGCCGCTGCCGCCGAGACCCAGCGCATCGCGGCGATCCGCACGCTGTGCGGCAAGGACCACCCGACCATCGAGGCCAAGGCCATCAGCGAGGGATGGGATGCGACCCGCGCCGAACTGGAGGTGCTGCGTGCCGCCCGCCCGGCCGCGCCGGCAGTCCATGTCCGCGACAGCGGTCTGACCCCGGCGACGTTGGAAGCCGCGTGCATCCTCGCCGGCAAGCACAGCGAGCCGACGAAGGTCTGCGATGAGCAGGCGCTGACCGCCGCCGACAAGCGCTTCCGTGGCGGCATCTCGCTGCAGGAGCTGCTGCTCGAAGCGGCCTGGGCCAACGGCGCGACCGCGCGCACCTTCAAGAGCGATCCGCGCCAGATCCTGCGCGCCGCATTCTCCGGCGGCATCCAGGCCGGGCTCTCGACCATCGACCTCGGCGGCATCCTCTCCAACGTCGCCAACAAGTTCCTGCTCGATGGCTTCAACGCGGTGGAGCGCACCTGGCGCAACGTCGCGGCGGTCGGCCCCGTGTCGGACTTCAAGGCCATCACCCGCTACCGCCTGATCGGCAAGGATCAGTACGAGAAGGTCGCGCCCGGCGGCGAGATCAAGCACGGCACCCTCGGCGAGGTCAGCTACAAGAACCAAGCCGACACCTACGGCCTGATGCTGTCCATCGATCGGCGCGACCTGATCAACGATGATCTCGGCGCGATCACGCTGGTGCCGCGCAAGCTCGGTCGCGGTGCGGGCCTGAAGATCAACGATGTTTTCTGGACCGTGTTCCTGAACCACGCCGCGTTCTTCACCGCCGCGAACAAGAACCTGCTCACCGGGGCTGACACCGCGCTGTCGATCGACGGGCTGACCAAGGCCGAGCAGGCGTTCCTCGAGCAGGTCGATCCCGATGGCAAGCCGCTGGGCGTCATGCCGGCGATCATCTTGGCCCCGCCGTCGCTCTCCGCGATCGGCACCCAGCTCTTCAAGTCGGTCGAGCTGCGCGAGACCACGGCCAATGCCAAGTACCCGGTGGCCAATCCGCACCAGGGCAAGTTCCGCGTCGAGATCAGCCGCTACCTGTCGAACCCGCAGTACCCCGGCAACTCGTCCAAGGCGTGGTTCCTGCTGGCCGACCCCAACGACCTCCCGGTCGTCGAGGTGGTCTTCCTCAACGGCCAGGAAGCGCCGGTGATCGAGACCGCCGAGGCGGACTTCGCCACCCTCGGCGTGCAGATGCGCGGCTATCACGACTTCGGTGTCGCCCTGCAGGAGCCGCGCGCCGGCCTGAAGGCCAAGGGCGAAGCGTAAGCCTCGGCCCGGTCCCTTCCCACCCAACCCTGAATCGGAGCTGATCCATGACCGCGACCTTCATCCACGATGGCGAATACCTCGACCACATCCCGGCGGCCGATCTGCCGGTCGGTGCGGTGGTGGTGATCGGCGACACCGTCGCCATCGCCCAACGTCCGATTCCCGCCGGCAGCCTCGGCAGTCTCGCCATGGAGGGCGTGTTCGAGGTGCCGCGAGCGCCCGGTGCGCTGATCCCCCAGGGGAAGCGTTTGTTCTGGAATCCCGCTGCGCAACAGGCGGGGATCGACAGTGCATTGCCGGGACCGCAGCCGGTGCCGGTGCTGCTGCCGATGGGCATCGCCGCCGCCGAGGCCCTCGACACCGCGACCACGGTGCGCGTGCGGCTGAACCACTGAGGACGGCATGGACGTTCTCGGCAGCGGCTTGGCTTGGCTGGAGCGGCAACGCCAGCAGTTCCTCACCAAGCCGGTCCGCTACCGCCGCGCCACCCAGGAGGTCGCCGCCTCGGCCACGGTGGGGACGACCATCTTCCGGCTCGATGTCGGACCGGGGATCACCGAACGGATCGAGGCGCGCGACTTCCTCATCGCCGCCGCTGATCTCATCGCTCTGACCGGCTTCGGACAACCCCAACGCGGCGACCGCGTGATCGAGGACGACGCGACGACGCGCCATCACTACGAGGTCATCGCCCCCGGCCACGAACCGGTGTGGCGATGGTCGGACCCGAACCGCGCCTGCTACCGCATCCACACCAAGCTCGTGAAGACGGAGACCCTGTGATCGAAACCCTGGCGAAAACCGCGATGCTCGGACTGCTCGCCGCAGCGGTGCCGATGGATGCGCCCGAGCCCGCGCTCTGGGCGCAGTGGGGACTCGCCGGCGTGGTAGTCGCCTACGTCCTGTGGCGCGACCACCAGCGCGAGAAGCGCATGGCCACCGCCATCGACGCCCAGCAGCGCTGGATCCGCGAGACGCTGGTGAAAACCCTGGAGCGCAACGCCTCCGCGATGGAGCGCATGGTCACCTGGATGGAGGCGAACGAGGAGCCCACTCATCGTCGCATCACCGCCGTCACGGAAGGAGCCCTCCATGGCGACGACCGCTGAGATCGCCGACGCGGTGGTCGCGGTGCTCGCCTCGGTGCCGGGTCCGATCCCGGTGCAGGCCGGGCGGTCGTGGCTGCCGCTCGCCGACTTGGCCGAGATGGAGGTGCTGCGCGTCACCGTCGTTCCCGCCGGACGCACCATCGCGCCGGCAGCGCGCGACCTCCTGGCCCATGACCACCGCATCGAGATCGCGGTGCAGAAGCGGCTGCCGTCGGACGCCGCTGCCGACCTCGATCCACTCGAAGCTCTGGTCGAACGCCTCGCGCTGCACCTCGCGCATACGCCGCTGGCGATCAGCGGCCTGTCGTGGGTCGGTAGCGAGCACGCGCCGCTCGTCGCCCACGAGCACCTCAACGAACTGCGGCAGTTCACCAGCCTGCTGGTGGTGACCTACCGCTCCTGGGAGCCGCGATGAACAACCTCGTGCAACGAGTGATCGATGTCACCCCGCAGTGGCAGCCCTGCTCGGCACTGGACGAGGAGGTCGCATCCGTCGACGTCCTCGCCTTACCGACCAATCCCGGCCCGATCGAGTTCGAGGGCGATCTCGGCGATGCGGTGCCGTGGCAGCCGGGCGAGTGGCACAGCTTTCCTCGCATCAACCTGGCCGACCTGCGCGTGCGCGGCCAATTCGGCGGTCGTGTGACCGTGGTGGGTGGCACATGGTGATGGGCAACATCGGCGGCTCTGGTTCCGGCACGGGTGTCCAGGGTCCGCCTGGTCCTCCGGGGCCACCGGGCGGCTTCGATCCCGCCAACTCGGCGCTCGCGGTGTACGCACGCGCGGTGCTGCCACCGCTGCCGCTGCCGGGGCCAGGCATCTGGATGCCGCTCGACTTCGGCGTGGTCGAGCAGGACACGCACCAGTCCATCCAGACCGGCGCGATCTGGCGATTCCGTCCACCGCTCCAAGGCACCTACCTCTTCCAGGTGAACCTGCTGTTCCAGCCGATGGGGGCGCAGCCAGGTGGCATCAGCCTGCGCTTCATGCGCAACTCCCAGATCGAAGAGAACGAGCAGTCCTTCTCGCTCACCAGCCAGCAGCTCTTTCCGATCAGCGCCCAGGCGTCCTACCTCGCCCAGCTCGCGCCCGGCGAAACCATGCACGTCGAACTGCGCAACAACTTCGCTCCCTTGTCGCAGATCTGGCCGGGACCGCCGCGTTCCTCGATCATCATCCAGGGCATCGGGGTCGGTCCGTGATCGGACTGACGCTGAAGCAGGCGAAGGCCGGCTTCTTCGACCGGGCGGCGGTGCAGAGCGCCACCTCGGTCGCGGAACGGAAGGTGCTGTCGCGCTTCGGCGCCTTCGTCCGTCAGCGGGCGAAGACCTCGATCCGGCCACGCGTGGATCCCAGCCCACCAGGATCGCCACCGTCGTCGCACGTCGGGCTGCTGCGCCAGCACCTGTACTTCGCCTGGGACCGCGATCGCCGCTCGGTGGTGATCGGTCCGGTGCGCCTCAACAAGGGTCAGGGCGACGCGCCGCCGCTGCTGGAATACGGCGGCACCGCGACGCGCAGCCGCTGGGGCCGCAGCTACCTCGCCCGCTACCGGCCTCGCCCGTTCATGCGCCCGGCCTTCGACGCCGAGATGCCACGCCTGCCGCCCCAGTGGCGCAACTCCATCCGCTGAAGGAATCCGATCATGCCCGCCAAACTCGGCCTCGACTGCAAGCTCTACTACAAGACCGGTGGCCAGGCATCGGCCTCCGCCTGGACGCTGCTCGGCAACGCCAAGGACGTGACGCTCAGCGTCGAGGCCGGCGACGCTGATGTGACCACGCGCGCCAACAACGGATGGAAGGCCAGCCTCGCCACGCTCAAGAGCGGCTCGATCGAGTTCGAGATGATCTACGACACGGCGGACGCCGGCTTCACCGCCATCCGTACGGCGTACTTCACCAACGCTCCCCTCGGCCTGCGCGTGCTCGATGGGGTCATTCCCGCGTCCGGCACCAATGGCACCCAGGGCCTGAGCTGCGATGCGATGATCACCAACATGGAATTCGGCCAGCCGCTTGAGGAGGCCGTCACCGTGAAGGTCACCGCCAAGCCCGCCTACTCCGCCACGCCCCCGGCGTGGGTCACCCTCTGATCGCACCTGAACAGGAGCCGCTCCATGCCCACCTTCACCGACACCACTGGCCGCGTCTGGACCATTGCCATCACGGTCGACACCGTGCGCCGGGTGCGCAACACCACCAACGTCGATCTGCTCGACGTGGCTGGCGGCACGCTCATCGAGCGCCTGGTCTCGGACCCGGTGCTGCTCTGCGATGTGCTGTTCGCGGTCATCCGCCCCGAGGCGGAGGCCAAGCAGGTCAGCGACGGCGACTTCGGCCGCGCGCTGGCGGGCGATGTCATCGACGCCGCGACCACCGCGCTCTTGGAGGGCCTGGTCGGTTTTTTCCCGAGCCCGAAGCGCCGGGTGCTGACCAAGGCGCTGGAGAAGCTGAACGCCTGGCAGCGCGAGGCGCTGGCGGCGGCCGAGGCCAAGCTCGACAGCCCGGAGCTGGCGGCGGCGGTGCAGGCAGCGTTCGCCGCACCTCCGCCTGGGATCTCATCTGGCGACTCGCCGGCGCGGCCGGAATCGATGCCGGCGGTCTGACCCTGCGGGAATTGGTGGCGATGGCGGCAGGAGCCGACGCGGCGCGGTGGAACCACACCGCCACGCTGATGGCCCTGATCGCCAACTGCCACCGCGATCCCAAACGCCACCGGGTCTACACCCCGGCGGACTTCCATCCGGACCACGCGCGCGAATCCGTGCCGCGCACGCGGGATCTCACCGTCCTGCGCGATCTCTTCGTCCCTGCGTCTTCGTGTTCTTCTCCACCACCATCCCCAGGAACCTGACCATGTCCCCCAACGACCAGTCCACCCAGATCATCACCCGCACCCAGGACGCCGCTCCGGCGGCGGCTCCCGCTGCGGAGCAGACTCCGGCCGCGACCCCGCCGAAGCCGGGCATCCAGACCACCGAGTTCTGGCTCTCCAGCGTCGCCACGCTGCTCGGCGTGGTGATGGCGAGCGGAGCCATCCACGACGGCGGCATCGTCGCCCAGATCATCGGCGGCGTGTTGTCGGTGCTGGCCGCGCTCGGCTACACCGCTGCGCGCGCCAAGGTGAAGTCGGGAGGCTGACATGCCCGCCCTCATCGCCGCGTTGGTGCCGGCGCTCGTCGGCATCGCTCGGCTCTTCCTCGACCTCTTCAACCCTGTCCGAACGGAGACCGCCCGTGCGATCCAAGACCCTCTGGCTCCTGCTCCTGATCGTCTCGCTCGCCCTGACCGGCTGCGGGATTTTCCCGGAGCGGGTGGCCCTCTCCCGTGAAGTCGTCTGGGCGCAGATGGGCACGCCTGCCCGGATCGTGGATGACCGCACGATCCAGGTGGTGGTGCCCGATGGCAAAGGCGGCTGGCTGCCCGGCGAGGCGCGGCTCCAGGGCATGGTCGCCATCGATGAGCCGACGCTCGACTACTACCGCAGCCTGGATGCGGCGGGCGTCCAGCTTAAGGCGCGTCCGTAGTGGCCAGCGCCGGAGGCATCCGCGCCGGGCGCGCCTACGTCGAACTGACCGCCGACGACAGCAAGCTCGCTGCCGGTCTGCGCTCGGCGCAGCGGAAGCTCCAAGCGTTCGGCTCGTCGGTTCGGAACATCGGCACCCAGGTCGCCGCCGCTGGAGCGGCGATCCTGGCGCCGCTGGCGTTGATGACCAAGCGCTTCGCCGAGACCGGCGACGCCCTCACCGAGATGGCGCAACGCACCGGCGTTCCGGTGCAGACGCTCTCCGAGTTGGGCTACGCCGCCGGGCTGTCGGGTTCCTCGCTGGAGGATGTCGAAGCGTCGGTGCGTATCCTGCAGAAGCGTCTCGGTGATCTCGGCGCAGATGCACCGGCTGCCATCGAGGCACTCGCCGCGCTCGGCCTGAAGGCGGATGATCTCGCTGCTGCTGGACCGGCCGGTGCTGTACAGGCGGTGGCCGCTGCCCTGGCGGGCATCGCTGATCCCGGCAAGCGCGCGGCGCTGGCCGTCTCGGTGCTGGGGTCAGCGGGAGCGCAGTTGGCTCCGATCGCTGGCGATGCCAAACGCCTCGGTGCCGCCTTGGCGGCGGTGGGCGCACCGTCAACTGGTCGTGCAGCTGCTGCACCTGGTTCACCGCAGCCGACCGCCGTTACGGCACCGGATGCCGGCGCGCTCACTACTGCGCAGGGCGCATTGGTGGGTCTGACGCGAACGCTGTCGTCGGTGCTTGGTGCCAGCGATCAAACGCGCGCGGCGTTCGATGGACTTGGTCTGTCAGCAGATCGCCTCAAGGCGCTCACGCCCGAGCAGCAGTTCCTCGCAGTCGCAGCAGCTCTGCGTCGCATTCCCGATCCCACCGCGCGCGCAGCGGCAGCGATGGCGGTGCTCGGCAAGTCCGGCACCAAGCTGCTGCCGGTCATCCAGGATCTCGATGCGCTGCGCAGCGAAGCACGTCGCCTGGGAGCGAGCATGACCGCCGGCCAGGCCGAGGCGGCGGGTGCGCTCGCCGATGCCTGGGATCGCGTCACCTCCACCGTCGGCGGTTTGGCCACGGCGATTGGCAGCGCCTTGGCACCGGTGCTGCTGCGTGTCGCCCAGGCCGTGACCACCTTCATGGTCGGACTGCGCGAGTGGATCGACCGCAATCAGGGCTTGGTGGTGGGACTGCTCGGCCTCGGCACCGTGCTGGGCGGGGTCGGCCTCGGACTGGTCGCGCTCGGCATCACCGCATCGGCGGTGGGCACCGGCCTGGGCGTGCTTGCGTCGATCGCCAGCGCAGCGAGTGCGGTGTTCGTCTTCCTCGGCGGCGTCCTCGGCTCGCTGCTCACGCCGATGGCGGCGGTGATCGCTGGCGTGGTGGCGTTGGGCGTGGTGATCGTGACCCAGACCCAGACCGGCCAGCAGGCGCTCGGGATGCTCAGTGCCGGATTCCAGACGCTGGAAGGTGACGCAGTCGCGGCCTGGGGCGGCATCGCTGATGCGCTTGCTGCCGGCGACATCGGCCTCGCGGCCAAGATCGTCTGGACGACCTTGAAGCTGGAGTGGGAGCGCGGCACCAGCTTCCTGCTCAACTTCTGGGACGCCGCCATCGCCGGCTTCGCCAAGATCTTCGCCACCACCTGGTTCGGCATCCAGGAAGTGTTCTGGACGGTGGTGAACAGCATCGCCGATGCCTGGGACTCGGTGATCGGCGGCATTACGAAGCTCTGGAACAACGCCGTCGGTGCGATCGCCAGCAAGCTGGCGAGCCTCCTGGAGCTGCTGGGGATGGCTGATCAGGGCCTGACCCTGACGGTCGAACAGCAGACGACCTCGGACAACCATGCGGTCGACGATCGCCATGCCCAGCGCAGCCAGGCCCGCGATCAGAGCGTCGCCTCGTTGGAAGCCGATCGCCAGTCGGTGCTGCAGGGCATTACCCAGGATCTCACTGACAAGCTGACCGAGCGCGACGGTGGCGTGGACAAGGCGCGCGCCGAGTTGGATTCGGCGTTGGCGGAAGCACGGCAGCAGCGCACCAAGGTCAACGATCGGATGTCCGGTAAGGGTGAGGCCAACTCGCCGACTCCGGATGCCTCCGCCACCGAACTCCCCGATCTGTCGGCGCTCACCGACCAGCTCGCGCGCATGCCCGAAACGCTCGATGTCGCGGCGCAGAAGCTGGATGTCACCGGTTCGTTCAACTCCGCCGCGATCGGCCAGCTCGGCGTCGGCGACAGCGCGGGCGAGCGAACCGCGAAGGCGTCGGAAGAGACGGCCAAGAATACCCAGAAGCTTCTGCGCGCCGCTGAAGACGGCCAACAGGTGTTTGGATAACCATGGCCGCCTCGCTCCACGAACTCTTCGCCGGCCGCACCGAGACCCTGAGCGGCGACAAATCCAAAGCCGAGATGCACTACGTCGTGCTCGACGCGGTGGACGAGGCCGAGGTCCGCGCGTTGGCGTTGGCGCAGGTGCCGCCCGGCTACGCCGGCCTGTTCCTCAAATCGATCACGCTCGATGAACGCCTCAACGAGTCGTCCTGGAAGGTGACGGCCGCCTATGAGGCACCCGAGGCAGCCCAGCAGGACAACCCCGAGCCGACCTTCGCCTTCGATACCGGCGGCGGCAGCCAGCACATCACGCAGTCGCTGCAGACGGTCGGACGCTACGGTCCATCGGCGAGCACCGATCTCGGCGGAGCCATCGGCTACGACGGGCAGAACGTCGCCGGCGTGGACATCACCGTGCCGGTCTACCAGTTCTCGGAGACCCATTATCTCGACCCCGGATTCGTCACCCAGGGCTACAAGCTGGCGCTGTTCGGGCTGACTGGCGCGGTGAACAGCTTTCCATTTCGCGGCTTCCAGGCCGGCGAGGTGATCTTCCTCGGAGCCGGCGGCAGCCGCAAAGGCCTGGATGCCACCGACCGTTGGGAGATCAGCTACAAGTTCGCCGCCTCACCGAACCAGCAGAACCTGTCGGTCGGCACCATCACCGGCATTCAGAAACGCGGCTGGGATTACCTATGGGTGCAGTACGGCGATGACGTCGATCAAGCCGCGAAGGTGCTGATCAAGAAGCCGATCGCGGTCTACGTCGAGCAGGTCTATCCCTTCGCCTCGTTCGCCGGGTTAGGGATCGGCTCATGACCCTGGCCAAGGTCGCGGCCGGACAGCCGCTGAAGATCTCGGCAGAGTCCTTCAACGCTTTCGTCGATGCGGCCACGGCGTACCAGGCCAGCCGTCAGTCGCGCTCGGCTGATGGCGGGATGACCTCGGCGATCCCCGGCATCATCCTGCTACGCAATGATTCCGGCACCGACCAGGGCCGCTTCGCCGTCCTCGGACTCGATGACCCGCTCATCTTGCCGAGCGAGAATCCCCAGGCGTTCCAGGAGCGCATTACGTTCAGCGGCGTCTCGCCCGAGGAGGACGTCCACGCCAACCGGTTCTGCATCCTGCAGGAACCGATCTCCGCCGGGGGCGTCGGCCGGGCGATGGTCGCCGGCGTGACGCCGATGCAGCTCGACATCGATGCCGAGGAGGACGAACTCGCGGCGATCGTCACCGACGAGACCGGCAGCCTCGCCACCGGCGACGAGGGCGGTGCGCGCATCCTGTGGAAGGAGCCGGGCACTGGCGCGGCCTGGGGCATCGTGCAGGTCCCGGCGGGCGGCGCTGCTGGCGGATCCCCGAACCTCGTCCTCACCGTCACGGTCACCAACCACGGCTGGCTGGTCGGCGACGTGCTGCGCTGGACCGGAGCGACCTGGGCGCTGGCCGATGCCGGGGTGGTCGGAGCCACCGATGTCCTGGGAGTGGTCGGACGCATTCCCGACGAGGACACCGCGCTGCTCGTGATGTGGGGCATCTGCTGCCTCGACGGCCTGACACCGCACACCGACTACTGGCTCGACCCCGGCGTGCCCGGCGGCCTCACGCCGACCAAGCCGGACGAGAACGGCCGCTTGGTGCTGCACCATGCGCAGGATCGCCTGTGCGTGGTGCGCGCCGGTTCCGCTGGCGCTGGTGGCGGAGCCGATCGCTTCGCGGATCTCACCGACGTGGACGTGATCACGACTCCACCAGCGGACGAGCAGGCACCGGTCTGGGATGCAGCAGCGGAGCGGTGGAAGCCGCACGATGTCATCCTCGCAGATCCAGTTCCGGCTCACCATGTCCTCGCGGGTCCGGTGTCGGGATCGGATGCCAAACCGGACTTCCGCGACTTTGAGGTTGGCGATCTGAAGGAGATCGCGGGCACCACCGTGCTCGCCAACGCCACCGGGGCGTCGGCGCGGCCGACCGCATTCGCGGCAACCACCGACGATCGCGCTCTGCTGCGCGTCGGCGGCACGCTCCAGTGGCTGCAGATCCCGACCGGCGCGTTCGCAGATAGCTCGGTGACGACGGCCAAGCTGGCGGATGGAGCGGTCACGGCACCGAAGCTCGCTGCCAACGCCGTCACCACCGTCGCCGTGGCGGATGGCGCGATCACCGATGCCAAGATCGTGACCGTCGCCTGGGCCAGGATCACTGGCCCGCCGCAGACCGCGATCCGCTGGCCGGATTGGGGCGAGGTCACGGGCAAGCCGTTCCAGTTCCCTCCGACGCCACACGACCATGTGGTGGGCGGTGATCTGGCCGGCACGACCGCGAACGCACAGATCGTGGCCGGTGCGGTGGGCACGCTCGAGATCGCAGATGGTTCCGTCACCGATCCCAAGCTGGTATCCCTCGCCTGGGCGAAGCTCACCGGCGTGCCGTCGACCTTTCCGCCGTCCGCCCACGATCACGTCCTCGGCGGCGATCTCACCGGCACCACCGCCAATGCGCAGATCGCAGCGAACGCGATCGGCAACGCCGAGCTGGCAGCGAATGCCGTCACCGGCCCGAAGATCGCCGATGGCACGATTCCCAACGCCAAGCTGGTGAAGGACTACCTCACCATCGCTGGAGTGGACTACCACCTGGGCGATCCGGTGACCAACCTGCTCGCCAATCCGATGACCACGGCCGGCGACCTGATCGTCGGTGGGGCCGCTGGCGCGCCGACTCGGCTGCCCGGTAATCCCGGTGGCACGCTCCAGATCCTGACCGCTAAGAGCGGCGTCACCCAACTGCTGCCGGACACGCTCGACCTGATGGAGGACGTGGAGATCACCGCGCCGCAGGACAAACAG